CCCATTGACTTTGCATAAGCTTTGAATAGGTCTGCAGATTCTTGAACTCTTACGATGTCCTCGATTCTTTTCGCTTCGTAGTGATGTTGGTTCATTGATAATTGAACTACTCCATCTGTGTTAGCAGAATAAGTTACTGCAGTATCTGCACTTTTAGATGCAGCAGTTTCTTCAGCAACTTTTGGAATGTTTAGTATGTCGCCACCACCTGAAACCATAGATGAGAAGTCTTGTACTTGATTACGAAGAATGAATTTTCTTTCTGCATAGTCAAGGATAGCATCTCTCCACATTTCAGGAATAAAATTAGCAGCTGTTGATGTTGTTACATTTGCCATGTTTATATCTCCTTAAAGATAGTTAGTTGTTAGTTTCTATAGCCATCTACTATCTGTTTCCAAAGTTTAGGATTCTTCCTGGCTTCTGTTCTGTCTTTATCGGACAAATCAGACCATCTTGCATTTTCAGCAAACTTACCAGAAGAAGTAACCTCTTTGGCATCAGATATTTGCACTTTTTTCGTACCCAATCTTTCAATGTGCTTTTCCAACTTAATTGTTGGCAGGTCTGCATAGATTTCTTGATCATCATCTGAAAGTTGGGACAGCAGGTGTTCTCGTCTTTGTTTTTCTTGAATCTGGAATTGTTCTACTACAGGTTTTAACTGTGAGTTTTCCTCTTTCATTTTCTCATACAAAGATTTAAACTCCTCTTTTTCTTCAAGTTGTTTTGTTTCTTGAAGTTTGAGGTTTTCTTTGAGTTCATTTAACTCAGCTTCTGCTGCCTGAGCCCTTGTTCGGTACTTCTTGCTTTCTGCAATTAAGCCACCGACTTCTTCATTATTTATTTCCTGTGTAGGAGTTTCTGCTACTGCTTGTTCTTCTACTATTTTAGTTTCTTCGGACATACTGCCCTCCTATTTTATTATCGTTGTTTTGGATACATACTTTTTAATGTTTCTATCCAAAAGTTCTTTGCTGAATCTCTCAGCTATAAATTCTTGATTCTTATTAGACAAATCATAGATGTCATATCCTCTTTTCTGATTGCCTAATACTATTTCCCCTCTATCATAAGTAATGATTGCAGTATCAGTCTTTCCTGATCCTCTCATACCTCTTAGGGTTCTACCAGTTAGTTTCATATTAACAAAAGAAGTTTGGGTGTCAGTAGATTGATTTGCATAGGCTTTAAGCTTTTTCCCAGTTCTAACCCCTCTCATACTATTAGCTTTATACTTTCTATAAGTATCGCTTTTATAGGAGTATCCACTTCTGTCATTCTGAAACTTCCCTTTACTTGCATCTAAGGTAATTTTATCAATAGCATCTTGTGCTAACTTAGTCATCACTTTAGAATTAGGTTTGACTACTTGGTCTAATCTCATACTCTTACCCAATCATGTCTGCAGTTATATCCACCTCTATTAGCAAAGTCTACATATCCTAAAGCATCTATTTCTTTTCTTGTAAGAGGTGGTTCTTGTAATGCTCTTTGGCATACTTCTCTTGTCTTATTATCACTTGTTCCAATGTATTGAAACTTTACTTCAGGAAACTCCTCAAATGCCTTTGCTCTTGTTGTATTACTGAATCGTGAAAAAGCATCATTAATCAAAAAAGAAGTTTCACTTGAGCTAATATAAGTTCCTACACCAAAGGTGCTATTAATGTTATTCATTATCTGAATATTGCTCTCACCAGTTATAATTCCTCTTAGCATTGCAGTCTTTAGTTGATCTGAATACTGCCTTACTCCATTTGTCAAATAAGTCATTTCAAAGTTCTTCAACTCTCTTAAAGCATCGATACTTGCTGCAGATACTTGCCCTAACTCTCGTTTAGATAGTTCTGCAAATACTCTTGCTATCTCATCATCAAAGGTTTTACCTACTCTATTCATTAGCTTAGTAAACCCTAATGTTTCCATTTCTGCAAAGAAGTCTATCTGCTTAGCAATCTGCATCAGTTCAGTATCAGTTACTCTACCTAAACCTACTACCAGGTTATCCAATTTGTCAATTAACTGTTGTTGGATATTCTCTATTTCTTTGTTGTAGAAATCTAAATTAGCCAACTTGTTCACCTATTCTATCAATGATAGATTGTGTTTCGTCTGCTTCTTGTGGTTGTTCAGCATCTATCTGTTCCACAATAGCTTGTATTTCTTCTTCCTTGAAGTCAGGATTCTTCTTTCTTAAATAAGATTGTCTTGTTTCTAAATCGTTCTGGAATGCCCAAGAATAGTATTTGATTTCTTCATCGGCACTCATAGGCACTTCTCTTTCAGCAAAGTCTATACTGAATTGATCCCCAAGATTAATACCACCTGATACTTCACATATTCTTTTAGCAATTCTAAATTGTTCTTTCTCAAATGGTCTGTAGATTTGTTCGGTATCTGATCTTAGAGCATCCATTAAGTCAAGCTGACTCATTTTTTTACTTAATCCACTTTCCTGGCTCTTATCAGCCCAGTTGATTCGTACATTGTTTGCTTGTGCAATACTATCTACCATATACTTTGTAGATTCAATCATTGCTTGAACATTTGCATTTGGTGTTGCATATTGGAAGTTAGCACCTTCAGGCAATACTAAAGCTTTATCTTGCCCCATTGAGATTCGTTGTTCAGTATCTAATCCTGTAAAGACTGGTTGTCCTAATTGGAATCTTCCATGTAAAGCAAGTTCAGTTAGCATAATATTGATACTTCTCATACCATCTACTAAGTCTGATGCCCCTTCTCTAAAGAAATCTCTTGTGAATGGGTGTCTATGTGCTATGTTAAATGGTAAGACATCTCCATAAGGGTTTCTATCGTCAGGAACAATAGAAGTAATCTTACCTCTACTGCTTATCATAAAGTGTTTGCCTTCCATATCATCGGTGTCTTTTGACCAGAACATATATTGAGCATCTTCTGTTCTTGCTTGTAATTGTGATTCTGCTTGATACATAATAGCAAAAGGTTCATCTTCGTTTGGTTTAAAGAATGGTGTAAAGAAGTGGATCGGTCTATACTTTAGTTTCTTTTGATTATCGTCCCAATGAGTATATAAAGCTTCTGTACCTAATAGATAAGTAAGTTGTTCAAATTGTTTCATAAACGAATCAAAATCGCCAATCACATCTGTGTACTTCTCATTAAATCTTACTGGTGCTTGTTGATATACCAATGCTCTACGACTAATAATGTTTCTTACAAGATTAATGTACATTGGTGGAATTTGTGATAAGGATTCACTATCAAAGAATTGTTTAATATCATTCTCTAAGTTTAAGCCCTCAAAATAGTCTAAGAGTCTTTCTCTTTCACTATGCTCTTTTTCCATTCCTTCTTCTATTGTATCCATTAATAGATCATACAACATCTTTTCTGTCAAATTATAAATTATCATGTTTCATACCTTTTATAAAATTTTTGTTCTTCAGTTTCTAAGAACTTATCCTGGAAATCCTTTATCATTTCCCTACTTAGTTCTTCTTCTTTTACACTTAATCGGTATCCCCATACCATAGCACTTATCATGCTACCTATAATTCCAACACATAGTCCTAATAAAAACTCTACCATTCTATTGCCTTTGCTTGTCCTTTGAATCCATATCTGTAATCAACTGGATAACATAAAGCATCTAAGAAGTGAGATAAAGTTTCAGTCTTTAATATTTGCCCATTCTCCATAGTACATAGTTCTAAATCTCTAATCGTGTTCTTACACTTAGGATTAATAAATAGTCTATGCTTACCAGTAGCATCTTCTAACATCTTATTTAAAGCATTTAGTCTATCCTTTTGAGTTGGATTAGCTTTCTTAGCTATAACTGTAAACCCAGCTTCTTGTAATATCTTATGGTCAGACTTGGTGCTATTACTGGTTCTTGCCTTTCCTGCTGGATCAGGATATACTGGTAATCCTCGACCTTTTAACTGCATTAGCTTAGCCAATTCAAAGGTGTTAGAGTTCTGTAATCCAATCTCATCAAATACATATAATTCTCCTGCAGTATTTTCACACATTAATAAAGCAGTCATATAAGATGCTACCCCAAAGTCAATTCCCCAGAACATTCTTGGGGACTTCTCCATTACTCTACAATGAATATCTCTACTAAAATTGTATGCTGCTCTATTTGCAGCAGTAAGAAAACTTGCAAGATATTCTTGCTCAAAAGTTCTCTTATCTAAATTCTTTTTGGCATTCTCTACCTCTGATTCAGAAATAAAGCCACCTTCTAATGTGGTAAACTGCCAGGACTTATAATCACTATTCTTAGATTGTCCCTTAACAAATAGATCATAAAAGTGGTTCTGTACTCCAGTTGGAGTTCCTACAAATAAAGCCGAACCTTTAGTTTCTGCTAAAGTCGGCTGTATAATCTCTCCCCACACATTCTCTTTCATATAACTGTACTCATCAAGCACTACCATTGTTGTA